GAGGGTGAGCATGGGGCCGTTGCCGCGGGTGGTGGTGAATGTGGTGTAGTCGGAGGCGCCCGCGCTGTACCGGTTCCACGTGTCGCTGATGACCTTCCGCGCCGTCCAGTCAGAGGCGGTGAAGATGACGTACTCCGTGGCCGCCACGGGGCCCGTGAGGGTGATGGAGTGCCCGCTCACCGGGTCAGTGATGGTGGCCCCCGTGATGCCGCCCTTGATCCGGTACTGGGCGTCCGTGATCGTGCCCGTGGAGCCCGCATGGTTGGTCAGGGCGGCCGTCACCGCGGAGGCGGTCATGATCACGGAGGAGTCCACGGAGGCGGACGCGCGCCAGAAGACGCCGGGCACGCGGAGGATGACCTTCACCCGCACCGTCCGGTGGCTGATGCTCTCAGGATCGGAGGCGCTGACGATCTGCACGTCAGCGAAGCGGTCAGCGGCGCCGCCGTCCACAGTGTGCTCAAGCGGCAGGAGCCGGTCACGCTGGCCGAGGAAGCCGTAGACAAACTCAAGGTTCGCCATCATGGCCGCGTGGGTGGCGCCGGTGACGATGAAGGAGAGGCCCATCTGTGACGGCTCAAAGGTGGGGGAGAGGCCCGGTATGGTCCCGTCCCGGCCCGGCAGGTCCATGGACGCACTGCGCACGTTGGGGAAGGCGCGGATGCCGGTGTTGGTGTCCAGCCAGAATCGGCCCGCCGCATCGTTGAGGGCGATGCCGTCCAGCTTGTACGTTCCCATTAGAAGACTCCTGACAGTGCGGCGACGTTCTGCGCCTTCTCGACGGTCTTAGAGGTGGGCTCCGCGACCGGGTTGTAGTTGGTGATGTTGAAGACCTGCTGTGCCGCCGGGACGGCCTCGCGGGACTTGCCTGCACCAGACTGCCCGGCCATGGCTCCCGAACCGGCAGAGGACCCGCCGAGGCGCGCGCTCATGTCACCGAGGGTGAGCTTGTTGGCGGCCGCGTCAAACGCGCTCGAGTCGAGGCTCACCTTGATGGTGATGGGGTCCACCGTCAGGCCGTCCGTGTTCAGCTTGGGCGCCTTGGGCATGGCGAACTTGGGCGCCGTCAGGGTGATCCCTGAGCCCGCCCGCTCCACCGCGGCCGCCGCCCCGCTGATGGCCTTGACCGCGGTGGACTTCTCAGAGTCAATGCCGATGCCAAGGCCCTGAATGATGAACCGGCCGAAGGTCTTGAACAGTTTGGACGGGGAGGCAATGCCCATGGCCGCCTTGAACGGTCCCACAATCCAGCCCGGGATCATGTTGAGGAACGCTGAGCCGATGCTCCCGGCGAGGGACTGCACGCCGTTGATGAGGCCCTGCACAATGTTCACGCCTGCGGACCACAGCCATTGCCCGGCCCCGGAGAGGGCCCCGGTGATGGTGCCCCACAGGCCGGAGAAGAATCCGCCCACGCGGCCGACCATGCCGGAGACGCCGTTGATGATGCTCCCCCAGATGCCGCCGAGGAAGCCCACCACGGAGTTGAACGTGGAGGAGATGACCGCCCACGCCATGGACACCCAGCCGCGGATGAGCCCGGAGACGGCACCCACAGCCCCGGCGATGACGCCCACAATGGTGCCCCACACCCCGGCAATGAAGCCCCGGATGGTGTTGAAGATGCCTGAGATGAAGCCCCACACCGTGCTGAACACTGAGACGATGACGCCCCAGACGGCGGCGAGGGCGGCGGAGATGGCGGCGTAGATGGCCGCCCACACCCCGCCGATGAAGGCGGAGATGGTGGTGAAGATGGAGACAATGAACGTCCACGCGGCGGTGAAGGCCGTCACAATCGCCGTCCAGATCGCCGTGCTCACGGCGACGATGAAGTTCCATGCCGCGGTGAATCCGGCGACGATGCCGTTCACGATGTTGGTCACGGCCTGCACGATGAACGTGATGATCGCCGTCCAGATGGAGACGTAGAAGTTGAACACCCCGGTGAAGATGGCGACGATGAAGTTCCACGCGGCCGTCAGCTGGGCGCCGTGCTCCGCCCAAAAGGCCTGACCGATGGCGGTGAGGAGGTTGAAAATCCATGTCCACACGCCGGTGATGAAGGAACCGATGGCGGTGAAGATGCCGGTGATGAAGGCGAGCATGGCGTTGAAGCCGTCCACAATCGGGGTCACCACGGCCGTCACTGCCCCGGTCACCCACGTGACCATGTTGTTCCATGCGTCCACCACGAAGGCGACGATGTTGGACCACGCCTGAGCCGTCCACGAGGAGACGGCATCCCAGTTCGCAATGATCAGGGCGACGAGGCCGATGACGATGGCGATGACCCAGCCAATCGGGCCGAGGGCAATGAACCATGCCGCCGCCATCCGGGCCGCCTGAATCATGGACTGCACGCCCATGAGGACCCACCCGGCGACGATGCGGAGGACCTGCAGGGCGAATTGGGCGGCGCCCTTGATGGCCTCCGCCGCATACAGTGCCCAGATGGCCACCGTAGTCGCGCCTGAGGCGATGGCCGCCGCACCCTGCCGCACCCATGAGCCCACGATGAGCCAACTGGTGGCCACGTACTTGACCCCCGTGGTGACCGCTCCCGCGCCGCTCGTGATCCACGCGATGACCTGCTGGGCCGCGGATACCGTGGCGGCCACGCCGACCCGGATGAGGGCGGGCAGGAGGATGACGCCGATGACCGTGGCGATGGTGGTCAGCATGCCCATGTTCTGCTGGCCCCACGTGAGCATGTTCTGGAAGGCGGGCACAAGGTCCGTGCCCACCCATGAGGCCACGTTGCCCACGGCCCCGGCCACAAAATCGAAGGCCCCGGCGAGGCCGGTGGTCAGGAACGTGATGGCGGTCGTTGCCACGGGCTTGATCGCGTCGAGGGCGGTCATGAGCTTGGAGTTGACGGTGGCGGCCAGCCCGCCGAGGGCGCCCTCAAAGGTCACCGTTGACTTGGCGGCCTCAACGGCCACCGGCTTGTTGCCGAGGGTCATCAGGGCGGCGTTGAACTCATCACTGGTGATCTGCCCCTTCTCCATGGCGGTGCGGAAGTTGCCGGTGTAGGCGCCCGCCTGCTCAAGGGCTTTCATGAGGGGGCCCGCGGCGCCGGGGATGGCGTCGGCCAGCTGGTTCCAGTTCTCCGTGGAGAGCTTGCCCGCGCCTGCGGTTTGGGTGAGCATCATGGCCACGGAGCCGAAGGTCTGGGCGTTGCCACCGGCCACGGCGTTCAGGTTGCCCGCGGCCTGCGTCAGCCCGGTGTAGTCCTTGATGCCGTTGGAGGCCAGCTGGGCGATGGTGTTCTGGATCGTGGGCAGATCGTAGACGGTCTGGTCAGCGTAGTTCTTCGCCGTCTTGGCCGCGGCGTCGATCTTGGAGGTGTCCAGCCCGGCGAAGTTCATGGTGGCCTTGAACTTGTCCGTCGCGTCAGAGGCCGCCATGGCGTCCCCGATGAGGCTGGTCAGCCCGGCGGCCGCCACAATGAGCCCGAGGCCGGAGACGGCGCCCTTGAACGCTGAGGAGAACCCGCCGCCCGCGCGCTTGCCCGCCTCAGAGGCTTTGGCTGAGACGGCGGAGGAGTCCACAGCATTCGCGGTGGCCTGCCGCACCCGGTCCCGGTACCCCTCGGCCGCGCTGGCCGCGGTGCGGAAGGCGCCCACCATGCCGGAGGGGTTGCCTGACAGTTTGGCCATGACCTCAACGACTGTTGCCATCAGGCACCCCTCTACTTCTGGTTATCGCTTGCTCTTGGCTTTCGCCTCCGCCTGCTCTTGCTCATGTGGTTCGACAATTTCAATCAGGGCCCGCCACTGCATGAACTCCCGGGAGTCCATCGGTTCACAGTGCGGGCCCCCGTAGTGCAGTTCATGCAGGGTGCGCCCGGTGCGCTCGGCGACTAGGAAGCTGAGACGGAGGTTTCCGTCTCGGAGGATTTTCCCGCTTCTTTGTCCTTGTCCCCGTCAGTCATGCCGCTCAGGCGCATGGCCACCTCGGCCACCTCGTCAGCGGCGCCGGAGTCCTGACCGTTCAGGAACGCAAGGTCATCGTCGGCGAAGATGCGCTCACCGGTTTCCGGGTCATGCGCGCAACGGATGAGGAGCTCAGGGATGAGGAGCTTGACGTCAGCCTCTTTGGTTTCCGGGTCCATGACCCGCTCCATCATTTCGTTGCGCACGCCGAGGCTGATGGAGCGCACCTCTACCGTCTCGTCCCACGACTTCACGTACTTGAGCTCCGTGGAGTAGGGGCGGCGGGCGGCGATGCGGTCACGCATAGAGGGCCTGACGGTGCCTCCCGGCGCCCGGTAGCCTTCAGTCTCACCGGCCACGGGGGCAACCTGCGCGGGGGCAATCGTCGGAATGTTGGCGTACTCGATGGTTTCGGACACGATGGTCACTCTCTTTCGATGGGGTGGTGCTGGTTAGTCGTCCCCGCCGGGGGCACTGGGGCCACCGGCGGGGGGTCTAGAGGGGGTGCTAGGAGATGGCGCGGGTGGTGGCGCCGGTGCGCTGGCCCTCAAGCTTGAACGTCTCCACGTCGCCCACACCGGCGGTCACGGAGTAGCTGGTCCAGATGACCTCAAGCTTGAACGTGGGCTTGGTGGCAGAGGCGGGCAGACCGGCCGGGGACCACTCGACCGAGGCAGACGCAAGGGCGCCTGAGGCGATGGCGTCAACGGCGGCGGAGAGGGTGG